ATTTTCTGAAACTTCACATTCCCTAATAGCAGATAAAATATCAGTTGTTCCAGACTGGGATTGCACCTGTAATGTACCTGTGTCAATAGTTCTTTCAGTAGATGGAAATTGAATAACATCAAGAAGCCTAGATACCCTTGCACTTGATAGTTCCTGTACATCTTCATAACCCAAAACAGCAGATACTCCTATTTCAGAGAAGCCACCTCTACCTAAACGCCAACCAGCAGAACTAATGTTCTGTTGATTAAAAATCTTAAAGGCATCACCACAATTAAATTGTACAACAGAATCAGCACCGATTGCTGGAAATGAAACTGGTATCATGTCAAGGTAACCAAAGAAAACTGGGTACGTTGTACCATCATAGGTTGCAGAAATTTTAACTGGCTTTAATGGTTGTATTTTAGTAACAGAGTTTACAGTATCATAGTAAGGACTAGAAGTGTTATTAGGATTAAACCTATTGTCTGCGTTAGATAAAAGTAGAGATGCAGTTCCACCTACGAATTGACCAAGTTCATTAGCACGACCACGTTTAGTATTGAACTGACGTACATAAGAGCTTATGTCTGTAAACGTTAAAGAAGTATCAAAAGGGTTATTATCAAATGCAACTTGTACTGTTAAATCAACATTGGAATCAAATGCAACAGACATTAGAACACTACGTTAATACCACGTCTAGCACCCTCTTGAAGTGCCTTTGCGACTGCTTCTTCTATTTCGGCAGGAGTACCCAGCATAGAGCCAGTATTAACTGTTATGAGAGTTTGTCCACCACTAAGATTACGTTGTGCTAAACCACCACCGATATCGGTAGATGAAGCTACAAACGGTACAGCTGGAAACTTCGTTCCATCAGTTGAACCATCAGTTGAGCTAGATGTAGTTGTAGACACACTAGCTGGAGATGGAGATAAACCTATACGCTGTGATTTAGCAAAGAGTTCATCATATTTAGCCATCAGCTTGTCTATCTCAATACCAGTAATAGATGACATCTTTTTCAAAGCATCTTCATAACCTTTAGTACCTTGACCAAAACCTGCTAATGCTTTAGCAAGTTCTTCTTGTGCAATAGCTTGTTGTAATGTATTTTTAAAGGATTGTTCAGTAACTTTATTTAATGATTTTTGTGCTTCAGCAACTTCTTCAAGTGCTTTAATTTTTAATTCTTCTGCTCTCACTAAATCTTTTTCAGCTTGTTCAACGTTTCTAATTGCTTGTTCTTCTTCACGAGAGAGTGCAGTAGATTCTTCTATAAGTTGTGACAGTTGTTGTTCAGCAACGGCTAATTCAAGTTTTTGTATTTTAGTTAGCTCTCCTGCTTCTTTGAGTTCTTGAATAGCAAGTTTTTGTCTTTCAATAGCAAGTTGTTCCTGTGCAGTTACTTTTGCACCTAAGCCCTGAACATCAGCTAAATCTTTTTTAGCTTTGTCTAAATTCTCAGTAGCTTGTTGAACTTCTTTTTCAGCTTTAAATTGTTTATTAAGAGCTTTATTTCTATCAGATTCAGCTTTAGCAACTCTATCTTGTTGAGCTTCCAACTGGTCAAGAGCATCAACAACAGATTGCAAACCACCCAGCAATCCCTGTTCATACGCTTCAGCAGTCTTTAGAGCTTCTTTTGCATTTTCATCAAGGGCTATACCGTTGTCATTAAGTTGTTGTGTAAGTTCATCAACTGTGTAATTTGTACCATCTAAAATATCTTCAAGAGATACGGAAGCGTCAACGACTTCTTCTGTTTCACTAGCAACAAAACCTAAATAATAAGCCTGCCTTTGATAAGCACCAGTAAGTGCGTCTGCTTTTGCCTTAGCTTCTTCATACTTATCATTACCACGCCCTATGAGTTTAGCCAGTCCTGCAATAGCCAAAGCTACGCCTCCAACAACTGGATTCAACGCTATAAGTCCACCAGCAATAAAAGATAAACCTACTTTAAATTTTTTCATATCAGATTCAGATGCATTTAATCTATTTCTAAAGTTTTGTATTCTTTCAACAGTCGTTTGTAAACCTTTAGTCATTTCTAATAAAGCTGGAACTATATCTTGACCTATCGTTATAGCTAGATTTTCAAGTTGATTCTGTAAAATAATCGTTTGTTGTTTAAATGATTCAAGCTGTTTCTGTGCAACTCTTTCCGTAGTTCCACCAGCATTTCTTAATTCGTTGTCATAGTTTTTAATCTGAGCTTCTGCACCAGCGAGAATCTTAACTGCGTCAGCTACACCACGATTCAACCCTAACTGGTCTAGCAATCCTGCTTTTTGAACGTCACTAAGACCATCCATACCTGCTGTAAGATTTGCAACAACTTCAGATAAGTGTAGTAAGTTACCCTCAGCATCAGTTACGACAATACCACTAGCTACCCATTCTTCATTATTTTTCTTTACAGCCCTAGATACATCTCTTAAAATTTGGTTAAGTTTTTCTCCAGCTTCAGCACCTTTAACACCTCTATCAGCAAATGCAGAGAGAACGGCAACTCCCTCTTCTATATCTTTGTTGGTAACTTTAAGGGCTGAACCTGCTTTATTAGTTAGAGCTTCAGAGAACTGTTGTACTGTTGCGTTAGCTAAAGTGTTAGCTTTAACAAGAACGTCAGTAACACGAGTTAAGTTCATTAAGTTTTCTGTAGCGTCATTAACAGTAAGACCTAATGCAGATTGTGCGTCAGTTGCGAGGTCAGTAGCAGTTGCCATATCGAACATACCTGCTTGGGCAAACTTAGCAACCTGTGGAAGTGCAGATATAGATTGTTCAGCATTCAAACCAGCAGATGCTAAAAAGAAATATGCTTCAGCAGAATCAGTTGCAGATATTGCAGTTGTAGTTGCCACCTCTCTTGCAACCCTAGCCATCTGTTCTTGTTGGGCTGTGGTAGTTTCCATGATTGCAAGTGATTGTGTTAACTTGTCATCAAAAGAAGTAAACGCTTGTACAGATTCAACAACACCTTTACCAATAGCTAATAATGCACCAGCAACGACTGTTCCACCGACTTTAGCAAAAGTTTTTAATTTATTGGAAGCAATACTAGAGGACTTACCTAACGAAGTCATTTGAGCCTGTGCAAGTTTAGCACCCTGCGTGGCTATCCTAATTATTAAGTCTGCACCTTTACCCAAACTTATCTCCTCTTTTTTGCTTCAGCTTCTGCTATTGCTTGTGCTTTGTTACGTTCTTCTTGTTCCCACAAATAAAAAGTAACCCATTGTGTAAACTCGTATGATGACATTGTAGCGTTAAGTTCGCCAACTGTCATAGATAAATCACGAGCAAGTCTAAAGGTAAAAGAGAGTTCTGGGTTATTCTGGAAATTCTTCAGCTATATCTTGCTGAGAATCACCCCCAACGCCATTCATGTCAGCTATCGCTAAGAATAAACTATCTATGACTGATGCGTCTTTTTCATAAAGCATTTCTATTGCTTCATCATCAAGTTGTGGCTCAATAACACTTGCTTTTAATAATGCTTTTTGGTAATCAAATGCGTCTTTATCATCAGCAGTAGATATACGAGCCAGTTCAACCTGCATTTTTTTCGTTAAACCTTTAATCTTTACTTTTGCGTTCCATTCCTCTATAACAACTTCTTGTATAGGAACGTTAGGCAGTTTATCAATTTTGTTTAAATCTAAAAATTCCATTGTGTCCTTTATTTAATTATTTAGTGAGTTGCTCTTGTTACATCTCCACTAACTTGCATATCAGCAGAGAAGCCTACGACATCTCCGACTGGGCTAGATTGTGAATAAGATGTAAGAATGCACTCGCCTGTGTACTTAACAGCTCCACTACCAGTTCCCTCTGGAGAATATTCAAAACTAAGTGTTGCAGATTGCCCTACAACAGCTCCAAGTATTCCGTCTAATGTAGAATCCCAAAGACCACTAATAGAAAGTGTTGCATCTTTCAATCCTACAATGTATGACTTACTTCCATCTCCAAGTGTTGTTGTTTCAGCAACGTCTGCGGTTTCTGGAAAGTCAACAGAGTTAACGTAAGTAGATATATCAGTTAACGCTCCACCTGAATTATCAAGTTTAAAAACTGAATCTTTACCATGTACAAATGCCATATATATCTCCTCTAATTATTTCTTCCAAACCCTACTATAACAGCAAAGGATGGAGTTGTACCACCAACAGTATATTCAACTTTTAAATACCTGTTGACAGTTGTATTTGGGCTAACAGTTTTTACTTCAGCAGTAGTTGTAGTAGCTTGTGTAAAAGTTACTAAATCTACATAAGTAGAATCGTCAGCACTATGTGTTATTTTAACATCAATGGTAGGTGTAGTTCCACTAGCAGTTTCTACTATTAAGAACGCTCCACCACCATTAGCAGTTGAGAGTGTGTTATCTCTAGCAGTACCACTACCAGTAGCAGTAACAGTTGCATTTTCTAATACAGTTCCGTTATATACTCCACTATCAGCTTGTATGTCTAAAGAAGTTGCAACGATATCGCCTACTGCACTAGATACTCCATAATTATTTATGTTTCCCTTAGCAAAAGAACAACCATCAGTTGCATCAACACCATCAACACCTAATACGAAAACCATATCACTACCTCCAAGTAATGGTTGTAAGGTAGCATCAGCAGTAGCGTCAAAGAATCCAGCAACAGAAAAAGTACCATCTTTATTGCCAGTTATGTAAGTCTTACTATCTTTACCAAAAGTTGTAGATTCTGCAACATCTGCTGTTCTTGCAACATCAACAGAATTAAAATATGAACTAAAATTTGTTTGATTTATATAGACTTTACTGTCTTTACCATGTTTAAATGCCATTATCTATTACCTCGTCTACGTCTG